AAGAAATAGTATAATTAAAACACAATGGCAAAAACAGTATTCAATAGAAACGCAGTAGATTGGTCCAAACAACCCATGTTTTTTGGTGAAGATCAAGCTATCCAGCGATACGATGTATTCAAATATCCACAGTTTGACAAGTTAAATCAAACCATGCTAGGTTACTTCTGGAGAGCAGAAGAAGTATCACTGCAGAAAGATCGAGCAGACTTCCAGGGATTCCGTCCAGAACAAAAACACATATTCACAAGTAATTTAAAATACCAAACACTGCTTGACTCAGTACAAGGCAGAGGACCTTGCTTGTCATTTCTACCCTATTGTTCCAACTCAGAGTTAGAAGGTTGTATTGTGACTTGGGATTTCTTCGAAACCATACACTCAAGAGCCTACACGCACATCATGAAAAATGTGTATGCAGATCCTTCAGAAGTGTTTGACACTATTCTAAACGACAACGAGATTCTAAAACGAGCAGTATCAGTCACAGAGAACTATGATAGGTTTTCAGAATTAGCACTGAATTGGACTGTACAAGGCAAAGGCGATATATTAGAAGTTAAGAAAGCATTATACCTGGCAATGATCAACGTGAACCTGTTGGAAGGATTACGATTCTATGTGTCTTTCGCTTGTACGTTTGCATTTGGTGAATTGAAACTGATGGAAGGTTCAGCAAAGATTCTATCGTTGATTGCTCGAGATGAAGCAACACACTTGAATCTGACCACACACGTGATCAAGGCTTGGCAAAAAGGTGATGACAGAGACATGTTGAAGATAATGAAATCACAGGACAAGACTGTGATTGAAATGTTTAAAAAATGTGTGGAAGAAGAAAAAGCATGGGCCAAACATCTATTCAAAGACGGAAGCATTATTGGATTAAATGAAAAACTGTTGGGTCAGTATGTGGAACACATTGCCAACAAGAGATTGAAAGCACTGGGATTTGATCCTGTGTTTGACACACCAGCATCTCAAAATCCTCTGCCATGGACATCACACTGGTTATCCAGCAAAGGCATGCAGGTGGCGCCACAGCAAACGCAAGTTCAAAGCTATATCGTTGGTGGTATCAAACAAGACGTTAAAAAAGACGACTTCAAGAAGTTCTCATTGTAAGACACGAGTTCAGTCATAAATAGATGTATGGGTTACATCTATAAAATTACAAATTTAATCAATAATAGATCCTATATAGGATATACAACTAACCCAGAGGAACGTTGGAAAGGCCATAGACATAATCAGGGCTCTAAATTGGTGTTCCAAGCGATAAAGAAATACGGATTGGATAAAATTAAGTTTAAAGTTATAGCAGAAGACACAGTGAACAATGAACAGAAATACATAGACAAATATAATACCATAGCACCCCATGGATATAATATAACAGATGGTGGAGGATTGCCGCCCAATCATCGAGGTAAAACATATGAACAAATATATGGAAATAAAAAGACTGCGGAACAACAAAGATTAAAAAGACATGTTAAACAAATACAAGCAGGAGGATACGGACCGGTGAAACACTCAGCAGAATCAAAGGCAAAAATCAGTAAGGCCGTTGCAGGAAAGAACAATCCAATGTACGGAAAGTCTCAATCAGAAAAAACTAAACGACTTATAAGCAGAGCAAACAAGGGTCGGTTGGTAGGAGATAAAAATCCAAATTCAAGAAAATGGACATTAATCTCTCCAGATGGAATAAGGCACGAAACTGTTGGTAATCTACGAGGAAAGTGTTTGGAACTTGGATTAAGTTTTGCTACAATACATGCAAGTCATAGGTATAATAGAACAATGAGATCAGGATGGAAAATATTACAAAAATAACAGATGCTCGTCTTCCTTCAATAGATGATCCTCAACTGAAACAGATACAACAATCTCTGTATTGTCCAAATGTTGTTGTTCTTGACATAGAGCCACGGCCACACACACAGATAAACAGATGTCATTCCAATGTTCAACGGCAGGTGCAATGGTATGGGGGTAAGAGCATACAGGGATATTATCTGGCCATTAGTGAATCATCCAATCAATGGACAGCCATCAAACACAGTGTATGGCAGAGGGATGATAAGCTCATTGATGTAACACCTGTGGATGACGACAGAACTAAAAATGTTTTCATATGGGGCAATGATAACTTGCACACTGCTGTGTATTTTGATGGTGCTGTCGTACACACCGACGACACGGTGATATTAGAAACACAATAACAATCGTCCCATGCGTTCAGGCTGGCGTGTGGAATCCCTATAATACCGTCACAAAAATTTAATATTTCCTTAACACTATTGTAATATAACTTCTATTAAATAGTAGCAGTTTTACAACCAATGAAAACAGTAAAACCAACAAAGGAAAACACATGAAAAAACTAATCACAATCCTGTGTGCAGTTTTATTATCGACAACAGTATATTCGGCGACCAACAACATCAAGATCGTTGGATCGTCAACAGTGTATCCATTCACGACAGTGGTAGCAGAAAGGTTCGGAAAAGGAACCAAGTATGACACTCCTGTGGTTGAATCCACTGGTACTGGTGGAGGAATGAAACTGTTCTGTGCGGGAATAGGACCAAACACACCATCCGTCACCAACGCTTCCAGGGCCATCAAGACCAAGGAGAAGAAGTTGTGTGAGAGCAACGGAGTTTCATTTATTGAGATTGCAGTGGGCAACGACGGCATCGCATTCGTGAACTCAGTGACAGGAAAGAAGATCAATCTCACCAAACAACAACTGTGGGCGGCCTTGGCCGAACACGGTAGCAAACCAAAGAGGTGGAATGAGATAGATCCCAGTCTACCCAATCAAGAGATCAAGATCATGATACCACCACCAACATCAGGGACCAGAGATGCCTGGAACTCATTAGTGATGAGCAAGGGCTGTCCCAAGGAAGTGAAAGCCAAAGACAAGAAGGCCTGTACCAAATTGAGAGAAGACGGTGCGGCCGTAGAAGCGGGTGAGAACGACACACTTATCGTCAACAAGCTCGTGGCTGATCCCAATGCCTACGGCATAATGGGGTTCAGTTACCTGTTGGCCAACAAGGACAAGATCCAAGCGGCCACCATCGAAGGCGAGACGATATCACTGGCATCCATCCAGGACTACTCTTATCCAATAGCTAGACCACTTTTCGTCTACTTCAAGAAACAGCACCTATCGGTTGTTCCTGGATTGAAGAAGTTCCTGAACGCCTATGTTTCAAGGAAGGCCATGGGACCTATGGGTTACCTAGCAGACATTGGACTGGTTCCATTAGACTCAAAAACTTTCCAAGAAATGAAAGCAAGAGCAAAAAACCAGTAATTGACAATTTACAACTGCCCAGTTATAATATACTAATATGAAACTGGGCATTGTAGGACATGGATTTGTAGGCAGTGCTGTGGACCAAGGATTCACCAGAGACTGTAAAAAGTTTATTGTAGATCCTAAACGCAACCGTAACAGCATTGCGGACTTGATTGAATTTGATCCTGAGGCTATCTTTGTAGCAGTACCCACACCACAATCCGCAACAGGAGAAGCAGATGTTTCTATACTGACAGCAGTATTGGCACAATTGAACTGTGGTAGAGATTATATTGTGATCATCAAGAGCACAGTGCCTGCATATCGTTTAACAGAATTTCAAAACAGCTATCCAGAGTTAAGGATTGTGTACAACCCAGAGTTCCTCACAGAGAAAGGTTACATAGAAGATTTTCGCAATCCTGCCATGCACGTGTTTGGTGGAGAAAGACCCAATACAGATCGAGTAGAAGTGTTGTACAAGAATCATTCTGTGTGTACAGAGTGCCCGGTCTATCACACAGATGTAGTCACGGCCAGTCTAGTAAAATACACCATCAACTCATTCCTGGCCACCAAAGTTACATTCTTCAATGAGCTGTATGATGTGTTTGATCGAGCAGGTGCCACAGACTTCAAACAATTCACAGACATAATTGCCACTGACCCACGCATAGGCACCACACACATGCGAGTTCCAGGCAATGACGGACAGAGAGGCTATGCTGGATCCTGTTTCCCCAAAGACACTGCCGCACTGGCCTATTACGCTCGAGCAATACTGGACACACCATTCACACAGTTGGAAACGTCTATCGATATCAATGAGCTGTTAAGAAAATTAAACAACTCTTAAACATCCTAAACCCCCACTTTTTATCGCCATAAATATTGGTATGGCAAACATATCCAGAAATTATGATTTAGGTGCAACCGGACACGCATGTACATCAGCAATTGGTGTTAAAACCACACAGTCCACTGTGTTTGCTAATGGAATACCTGTTGCTAGAAGAGGTGATCCTGCAAGACCACATGTGATAAGAAAAGGTGACAAGTGTGTGGGCCATTCTGCCAGAGTTAATGCAAGTTCTAGAACAGTGTTTGTACGAAATATAGGTGTTGCTCGAGTTGGCGACAGTTATGACAGAGGACAAATGATTCGGGGATCGCAAACTGTGTTTGCAGGCGGATAACACATGTCTGTAAACAAAGGATTAAAAACACTAGCAGACAACACACCCAATTTTTCTGGAGCCTCCACACAAACTCTGATTGATGCGGTGATTGGATCAGATTCCACAACAAATTTTGCATCACGAGTATACTATCTAATTCGCAAAGCAGAAGCCAGTGCAGACATAACCAATGCTCAGCGAACAGATCTCAACGATTCATTGGACGTGCAGAGTCATCTCAACACGGGTAGATATTTTTATAATTTAGAACAGCAGACTGCAAACATTCTCAATGGCAGTCTGGGAGAACCTGACATCGAAGGCACCACAGGCACATTCCTGGAACACCTGGCACTGGTGCAGAGTTTCACCAGCACCGTACCTTCGTTGTTTGGAGTGACAGCAGACTCGTTGAACAAGGGACTGGCTGGACATTTTGGCACATTAAAAGGCACAGTGGATGTCAATCTACAATCATTGAAAGAAACTGTGGACAGGGTCACAGCATTAACACTGACCGAAGACACAGCATACCAATCAGCAGTGCAGGCAGTGAGTGATTTCATAGACACCATGGACGGCAGTTCCGTGACAGACATATCCACCTACAATGCTCTGCTCAGTGCTCTGGAAACAGCCAGCAACAATTTCAACACAGCACTGACAGCAGGATATTTGTCCGCAGACAGAACTGTGTTGATCAATACCAGGACTGTCATTAACACACAGATCACACTGGAACAGACCAATCTCAGCACCATCAATACCTATGAGACCAGTTTGAACGACACAGCCAGTTTTCTTAATTTTGCAGGAGATGCAGACGTGAGAAACCTGTTGATACGTTCCAGTCAGAATGCAGACTGGAAGAGTTACTTTGAAAACTATGACACAAACCTTGCCAGCGACAATCCCATATTCAACACCACACAGGCAGACTCTTCCACCGAGTCCGTGGTTGACACTGTGTTGAGACTGAGGGGATTGCCTGATGTCACTGATTATGTGGATCTGGATTCTGTGGCCAAGAAGGCCACTCGAGACACTCGTTTAGCCGGCGAACTGACCTATGCTGGTGTGATCACTGGATCAGTGAGTGAGAATATTATCAAGAAAGCCTGTGAACTGTTGGGACTTACCACAGCCAACAGAGACGTGTATGCTCAATCTAAAAGTCTGTTGGAAAATATGACACAGCATGACAGAGACTCTGTGCAGAGCGAACTCAATCTCTACAACGACGTCAATACTCTATCTTAAATTATAATTTCTTTTTGCGACCAAACGGTAATCGCACAGTGTCCTCAATTAGATTGCCTGCTTTGTTGGTGTAACGCACAACAAAATCTTTGTAAGGTCTGCTACTATGCACCTGCTTACAGGCTTTTTTGAAGCTCTGAGCCTCAATATCTTTGAGCTCATCATCTATTAGAAATTGAAAAGTTTTTTTGTATTTCATATGCTAGTATTGTAACAGATTATTAGATATTGTCAACAGGAATAGAATGGTATGGCATGGGCATGTCGTTGTTGTCCAAGATAGTCACACCGTCGACAGATCCAGACATGTATGTGCCTTTGCCCACTGATCGGCCAACGTACAGACAGGGCTTGATTTCTTTGCCCTGATACATTTTTCTTCTCTGTGCTTGTCGAGCACCTGGATTGTTCTTGGTTCCTGCCATACGTTAATTTATCTTCATTTGACAAAACTCCGTTATTATGATAGTGGACAAGGGTGCAGTACTCGGCTAAATACATATATGAACTATTTGTATAAAATTACTAATTTAATTAATAATAAGTTTTACATTGGTGTACGCAAATCTAAAGATAAAAATGATTCTTATATGGGTTCAGGTCATGCTTTAAAAAAAGCTATTAAAAAATATGGAATAGAAAATTTTAAAAAAGAAATTATTGAAACATTTAATTCATACGAAGATGCATTAAAACGTGAAGAACAAGTTGTTAATCAAGAATTTATATTACGTAAAGACACTTATAATTTAAGAACAGGTGGTATAGGCGGATTTGAACATATCAATTTTCTTCCTAAAGAAAAACGAAAAAATTTAATTGCTTTAAGAAAAAAAATAAAAGAAGGATTAAAAGTTGGTGGAACACAGTATTGGACCGAAGCATCATATGAGAAAGTTAGACAAACAGGATGGTCATATTTGGTTAAAAAAGGAATAATAAATCTTAATACCTGGGAAGACTTAACAGAAGAACAAAGAGAAATTAGAAGAAATAAACTTTCTAAAAGAGTGTCCGGATCTGGTAATCCCTGTTATGGAACACGTTTATATATTAATAAAGATTACAAAGAAAAATTACCTTCCATTATAATTTTAAATCAAAAAAATAGATTTAAAGAAGGAGAACAACCAAAAGGCTGGATACTTTTATCTGATTGGAGAGATAGTAAAAAAAATAAAAATAGTCCTGTTTATGGTAGACATTGGTATAATGATGGTAAAATTAACTATTATTTGTATCCTAATGATAATAAAATTAAAGATTTAAATCTTACTAAAAAAAGAATTATTTGACATTTCTACAAACCCGTGCTTAAATACATATGCGTTCGTTGATTACTAGATAATAAACGGGCTGGACCGGGCTATCGTATGCCCGCACCTCCACCAAAATCATTCACGCAAAACATATTTAGGTATGCTTTACGGGGGTGAAAGGGATAGACAGACGTCTAAAACTATTAGGAGAATGCCCAGTAGACACGAGGATACGTTCAAAACTATAAATGCTAAACAAAAAGCATTGAGATTTGCTGACTTCACAGTTGGTATGTCTCATATGAGATTAGCGGCTTAATCGCCAACGATCTCGGGGGCGGCAACTGGCCTTGCAACAGAACAGTTGCACTACAATATACACACATAATCCTCACTGCTATAACACACAGTATAATTCATTACATCATCTCTGTAAATAATACTACAATCAACGAGGTGCAAATGGCTAAAAAGAAAAAAGCTCTTCCAGAATACAAACAGGTGTGGAACAAGATACGCAAGCGAGCACCCAAAGTTCCTGATATCACCTGTCCGTCAATCGACGATGTTATTAATAGATTAGAGAGTATTGTGGACAAACAACTCCCTCTAACTAAAGCACAGTGTAAAACTCTCACCAAAAAAATGGAGAGATTACGCACAACCAACGAACAGCTCAGGGAGTCGGGCATATACTGGCACGGTGCCTGCGAAGAAGTCATCGACGAGTACGTAGGCAAGAAGAAAAAGCCCTCACGACAGTACTGGTAAAATACTCAGAGTCTCAACAGTTGACAGATTTCTCATACTGTCGTAAACTGTATTCATGTTAAAAACAAAGATAGAAAAAGACACTGTAACCACGTTCAAGTTGGTCACAGGGGAAGAGGTGATTGCTCGAGTCAGCAACATTGAAGGCACCACTGTCACTATTGATAGACCATTGGTGATAATGATGTCACAGCAAGGACTGGCATTTGGCACATTCGTTCCCACCATGGACTACAAAAACGGCATTGAGATTGATACTCGTAACATCGTTGTTATGGGACCAGCTCTGGAAAAAGTGGTCGCAGAATACAAGAACGCAACATCGCCCATCAAAACTCCACCCAAGAGCAGTATAATCACCTAGGTTGACGGATAGGTCTTGTGTGTTAATATAGTATTAACAACTCATATTAAAGTAAATGAGTATAAACTTTTTGCTTCGGATTCCGTTTATATTCGGAGCAACAACTAAGACTGCGTACCCTTTGGGTATTCAAACAGTCTGTTTAACAGGAAGGTTAAAAATATGTCAGATGACAAAGTAAAAACTCTCAATCAAGTAGTAGAAGAATTCTACAAAGACGGCGAAGAAGAAGTGGCCAATTTTCGAACAAGACTAGCAACAGCTCGAGATAGATTAAAAAAATTACAAACGGATCCTGAAATGATACTGCCTCAAGGTATATCACAGGTAGAGATCAACGATGACCTCTGTTTCAATTATTCGGTTCAACGAGATCTGAGACCCTCACACGTGGTTCGTATCTGTGAGCGGTTTGATCCCAGAGTGGTACGACCTGCTTCAGCAGTGAAAAGAGATGGTCGTTATTATCTGTTTGACGGACAACACACATCTGTAGCACTTGCAGTGTTGGGATTCACAGCAGTACCAATGACTTTCGTAGAAACCTCACATCAATCATTTGATGCCATTGCATTTGAAATTCTAAATGACACAGGTATCCTGAGAGCAGGCACAGAAGAAATACACAGAGGATTATTGCATCGTTGGCACAATGATGTTAATGCAGACAACGACAGAAACAATCCCAGAGTTAAAAATGCTTTCACAGTGGATTCTCTGTTTAAGAAATGTGCTATAGATTTAGAACCCAAGAGAGTGCGTAAGTCATCCGGCAAGTGCGGACCCAATGCTCACTACTTCTCACATTTTGATTATGCCTACAAAGGTCTAGAGATGACCGGAGATGCTGATGTATTAGAAAAAATTCTATTAGGCATCAAACAATACTACGGGGAAGAAGATGGTGGAGAGATCAATCAGGGCATATACATTGGACTTGTTAAAATGTATGCACTCGCAAAAGAAGATGGTGCCACCAAATTCCTACCGATCAACTGGATAGATAAAATATTAACAGCAATGCAGGCATGTGGTAGAAATGCCGGTCGCATACACTCTGCCGCAAAGAAACAGTGGCAACACATCAGAGGCACTTCATGGGACGCACCTGTTGCAATGAGTTCTTTGATGCGAGAAGTGTATCTGCTACAAGCACCAGATGAAGATCAATTCAATCCACCGCACGAACCTAAGGTATCAATGGGCATAATAAAAGGTGATATCTGTCCGGAGTTTGTGCCTTACTGGCAATTACCTGTACAGTCATAATGTTAGAAAGATTCCAAGCACTGGATACAAAAGTTGGTTCCAAGTACACTTTTAAATCCAAAGTGAAACCCAGCATAGAATCCTGCTGTGAATTTTTAGATGGTTTCAAAACAGGTCTATTGAGTGACGGTACAGCATCTGATATCAAAGCAGAATACTTCTACATACTACAAAGATACCTGCGAGACACACAGAAGTATAAATGCAAACCCAACAATGCACACTACTTCACAGTGACAAGAATGATAGGAGAGAAACAGCATCTAGAACATCCTATCCCCCAGAATAGAATAATATCTGCCTATCTGGATGGAGATATATCCGCCCTGGAAGCAATCCATATGCCACTGTGTTCCATAGCAGATGCAGACAAACACACCCTACAGGGAGAATGGGAACAGAATGCTACCTGGGCCTATCCTTTCCGCAGATACAAAATGGCTGGATTTACCAAAGAGATAAAGAATCTACGAGGAGAGGTTGTAGACCTTGACACTTGGAGTTTGGAAGATCATTTTCGTATGTTGGGGGTTGACAAAATGGTAAAAGATAGTAGTATATAGATATGATCAACCCATGGACAGTAATACAAGAAATTCAATCAGATAACTCAAGGCTGAAAAAAGAGGCTATTATCCGGCGAGAGAGTGACGCAGACAACAAAGACTTCTTCAATGGAGTGTGTATGGCACTCGATGGATTCAGGACATTTGGCATACAGAAGGTGCCCACATCCACCATCGGTGGTGCAGGATTGAGTTGGGACGTGTTCTATCTAGTTGCAAGACAGATGGAGGAGAGAACCCTGACAGGCAATGACATGAGAAATGCTGTGGACGATTTATGTAGCAGAGCCACAATGGAACAATGGAATGATTGGTATCGTAGAATACTGATAAAAGATTTAAGATGCGGGATAACTCATAAAACAGTCAACAAGCACAGCAAATACAAAGTGCCTGTGTTTGAATGTATGCTGGCGGACGACAGTGCCAAACACGAGAAAAAAATGGTGGGCGATGTGCTGTTGGAACCTAAACTGGACGGTGTTAGAGTTATAGCAATTTGTGATGTGGACCGGGACGAAGTAAAGATGTTCAGCAGGAACGGCAAAGAGTTATCCAACTTTCCTGTGATACTACAACAGTTTGATGAAATATTGGACCAACTGTCAGAGAGCATGGTGTTCGATGGCGAGGTAATGAGTGAAGACTTCCAAACTCTTATGCGAGAGATACACAGAAAAGCAGGAGCCAAAACAGATGATGCAATATTAAATCTATTCGATTGCCTGACACTAGATGAGTTTAAAGCGGGTGGCAGTGGTGTGGACCTACTCACAAGAAAAGACATACTGGAGAGCTACCGTTTTGGCGACAACATTAAAGTTATATCAGGTACAAGAATGAATCTAACAGAAGATCGAGACAGGTTCATTGATTTTAACAAGATGTGCATAGATAAAGGATTTGAAGGTATAATGGTTAAGCCTGTGACAGGTGCTTATGAGTGTAAAAGATCCACCAAATGGTTAAAGGTCAAACCATTCATAGAAGTGAGTTTAAAAGTGATAGCCACAGAAGAAGGCACAGGTCGTAATGCAGGTAAACTGGGTGCTCTCATTGTGGAAGGTGAAGACAGCGGCAAGTTCATCAGAACCAATGTGGGATCAGGATTGTCAGACACAGACAGAGAAACATTCTGGAAGGACAGAGAACAACTGATAGGACACATTGTGGAAGTACGAGCAGATGCTGTCACACAGAATCAGGATGTCACAGACGAATACTCACTGAGGTTTCCACGTTTCTTGAGATTCCGAGGATTTGAACCAGGAGAGAAACTGTAATGAAAATTTTTAAAGACCGAGTTGATAATTTTTTTAAATGGGTTAAAGGCGCAGAGCTGGTTGAACTGGTCGATATTGATGTGTCCGAAGATCCAGTTCGACCAGAACTTACTCTGGATTTTAGAATATCCCATGGAAGAAAAATATTTGGATTAAAATACAACGATGAAATTGAAGCCATAGTCTGTGTGGCGTTTTCTCCCGAAGTGCCCTACACCATAAGAGAAATGGATTATATGTCCAGAGTAAAAGATGGCAAGATTGCTGTTGCCTACACTGTGTGGTCCAGGAAAAAAGGTGCTGGAAAAGAAATTATTAGAAAACTAGG